TTGACGTTGTTAAAGTCACAACATTTGCTGACAATTCAGCACCAGCACAAAAATTCGTTGTTCTGTTACAAGATAAGCAGCGCGAATACTGGTTTGACGAAGTAGAACTCAAAGTAATCAACTAACAGGAGTTAAAATGACTGAACGTGTTAAGTCCGTGATTCCGTTTGTGAATCTTCACGGACATTCTACCTTTTCTATTAGGTGAGTAAATGAAATACAAAGTTGGTGATCTTCTTCTTATAAAAGATATTCGTTTTAGTTCTCTCTCTCACCTTCCCCTTCCCCTTCCCCCTCGCCCTCTCCCTCGCCTTCACCCTCTCCTTTGTCTTAATAATACACTTGGTATTATTACCGAAGTTGAAGAAAGTTCAACAGAAAAATATAATGGTTATATTTGGTATTCACAAGTTGATGGGAAAGAATACTATTTCTATGAAGACGAAGTTGATGGTGAGGTGATTAGTTAAATTAATTTAGTACTTTACACACCCATAGAAAAGTTATATCATACTACTTACTCTATGAGTATGTAAGGAGTAGTGTATGATAAAAAATGTAAATTCGGATCTTTCTCACAAAAGACAGCAAGCAAGACATAAAATTTGTAAAAATTGTAATATTGAATTTTGTTCTATAACTCCAACTGGATATAGAACTCCCAAATATGTTTGTTGTACAAAAGAATGTGCGAATTCTTTAATGACTGAAAAAAGAATGGCAAATAATTCTTATGTGAGAACCGAAGAAGCGAAAAGAAAAGAATTTGAGACAAGAAAATTAAAAAATCCTCAATATGGAGAAAAACAAAAACTTCTTTTACAAAAAAGAGAAGCAAGAGGTCTTAATAAATACGACAAGACAAAATATTCACATTGGGCACAAGTACCAGAAAATAAAGAATATCTAAAAAATATTCTTAAAAATAAAGTTGTTTCTGATGCATCAAAAAAATTGATGAGTTTGAGTAGAAAAAAGTTATTACAAGAAAATCCTTCACTTATATATTCAAGTGCTAATGGTGGTAAAAGAAAGGATTTAAACGATTTCTATTTTAGAAGTAATTGGGAAGCAAACTACGCCAGAATATTAAATGAATTAAAAATTGATTGGGAATATGAGAAACATTCGTTTTTACTATCAAATGGAACTCATTATACTCCCGACTTTAAAATAAGTGATAATAAGTTCGTAGAATTAAAAGGATGGTTTGATGATGATTCAAAAGTCAAAATTGAATTGTTTATCAAAGAGTATCCGCAGTACGAACTTGACTTGATAGACGAGGAGAAGTATTATACTCTCCGCAACCTGTTTAAACACAAAATTTCTAACTGGGAAGGAAGATAAAAATGACTGATACAAATGAGAAAGGAGGTTCCAAGGAAAGGCTCGTTTCGCGTATTAAGTTCGTCGGACTTCACGCACATTCGGGCTTTTCCTAATGGAACCATTTTTGATGGTCTTGGCTATCCAGACGAACATATGGATTTTGCCTATGAAAATGGAATGGATGCTCTTGCCCTAACAGATCACGGCACTTGTGCGGGGCTTTCGTATCAGGTTCTTCACGCACAAAAGTTGAAGGAGAAAGGAATTAACTTCAAGCCAATCTTTGGTGTTGAAGCTTATTTCCATCATTCTATCGCAGAATGGAAACAGATCAAGGAAAGCCAAAAGGTTGCCAAGAAGGCAGCAAAGGCTGACGAAGAAGAAGTAACACTCACAGTTGAAGATGAGGGTGAATCAAAGACTTCAAACAAGAATGTCCTGAATAAGCGTCGTCACCTTGTTCTTCTGGCGCAGAACCAAACAGGTCTAAATAATATTTTCACCCTGATTTCAAAGTCATATCAGGGCGATAACTATTATCGTTTTCCTCGTATTGATTACGAGATGCTGAAAGAGTATAATGAAGGCATTATTGCGTCTTCTGCGTGCCTTGGAGGCATTTATGCTGGTGACTATTGGGAAAACTACGAAAGTGGCCCAAAAGTCATTCTAGACGCTATGCGAGAGACAACCAAGAAGATGATGGAAATCTTCGGTGATCGTTGGTATGGCGAACTTCAATGGAATGATTCCAAAGACCAGATGATGTTGAATAAGTATATTATTCAGCTTTCTGGTGAATTTGGTTTCAAGACCATTTCAACAGCCGATTCACACTACCCACGTCCTGAGATGTGGAAGGACCGCATTCTTTACAAGAAGATTGGCTGGCTGAATAAGAAAGATGCCGACAAGACTCTTCCAGCTTCAGTCGATGAAGTTGGTTATGAACTATATCCAAAGAATGGTGATCAGATGTTTGCGTCATTTGAACACTATTCAAAGATTCACGATATGACGTTTGACCGTGAAGTGGTTCTTCAATCGCTTCACGAAGCACATAATATTGGTATGAACCGTATTGAAAGTTTCTTGCCCGACAATACAGTTAAGCTTCCAACTTTCGTTGTGCCAGAAAATTCAACTGCTGACGATGAATTGCGTCGTCTTTCTCTTGTTGGTCTTGCGAATCTAAAACTGCGTGCTCAAAAGAAGCAGGAAGAATATACTGCTCGTCTTGAACGTGAACTTGATGTAATCAAACAGAACAAGTTTTCACAATACTTCCTTACAATGAAAGCTATTGCCGACAAGGCAAATCAGTCAATGATCAGTGGTCCGGGCCGTGGTTCTGGTGCTGGTGCTCTTGTATCCTATCTTCTTGGTATTACACAGATTGATCCGATCAAGTGGGAACTTCAATTTGAGCGTTTTATGCGTTCAAATCAAAAGGATTATCCCGATATCGACTTTGACGTCGCCGATCCAATGACTCTTAAAGAAACTCTTATTAAAGAGTGGGGTATGGATAAGGTTGCGCCAATCACAAATTGGAATACTCTACAACTTAAATCGCTTATCAAGGATATTAGCAAGTTCTACGAAATTGAATTCTCCGAGGTCAATGATGTAACAAGCAAAATGATGCTTGAAGCTACACCACTTGCCAAGCAGAAGAATGGCATCAAAGCTGGTCTTTATGTGCCAACCTTTGAAGAGGTAATGGAATTCAGTGAATCATTGAAGAATTTTCTTGAAAAGTATCCACAAATCAAACAGCACGTTAATGCCCTTCACGGTCAAATTCGTTCAGCTTCACGTCATGCTGGTGGTGTCGTTGTAGCTGAAAAGATTGATCGTTCAATGCCATTGATTAATAGCGGTGGTGTAATTCAAACACCGTGGGCAGAAGGTCAAAACGTTCGCCACCTTGAACCAATGGGCTTTATTAAGTTCGACGTTCTTGGTCTTGCTACCTTGAAGATGATCGAAACTGCTATTTCGCATATCCTTAAACGTCACAAGGGTATTAAGAATCCTACGTTTAATGATATTAAGGCCTATTATGATGAAGTTCTACATCCAGATGTAATCGATCTTGATGATCAGAAGGTATACAAGAATGTTTTCCATGAAGGAAAATGGGCTGGTATCTTCCAGTTTACAGAAAATGGTGCTCAACGATTCTGTCAACGTGCCAAGCCAACAAACATTATCGACCTTTCTGCTATTACCTCTATCTATCGTCCCGGTCCACTAAATGCGGACGTAGATAAGAATTACGTAGAAGCACGAGAAGCACCAACTCGTATTAAGTATATTCACCCACTTGCTCGTCAAGTGACAGAAGATACTTATGGATTCCTTATCTTCCAGGAACAGATTGCTTCAATGGCTCATAAACTTGGCAAGGATCTTTCACTGGAAGAAGGTAATCAGCTTCGTAAAGTTCTAACAAAGAAGGGAACAGGCAAGGAAGATAAAGTAAAAACCGCTCTATACGACAAGTTTATTACTGGTTGTGTAGAAAAGAATATTTCCAAGAAAGCTGCCGAAGAACAATGGAAGATGTTTGAATTCTTCTCTGGTTACGGTTTCAATAAATCACACGCTGTTTCGTATTCCATTATTTCTTACCAGTGTGCTTGGTTGTTGACCTATTTCGCTGCTGAATGGATGGCTGCGTTCCTTGATAAAGAACCAGAAGATCGTAAGGAAAAAGCAGTTAATATTGCCAAAGGTCTTGGTTTCAAAATCAAGCAGTTGGATATTAACACTTCTGGTGAAGTATGGGAGATTAGTGAAGATGGTGAAACACTGATTCAGCCATTGATGGCAATTAAGGGTCTTGGTGCGGCTGCGTTTAAAGAAATTGTCAATTATCGTCCATTCAAGACAGTAGAAGAATTCCTATTCAACGAGTATATGTCTTATTCAAAACTGAATAAGAAGGCTCTTGACGTTCTTTGTCGTGCTGGTGCGTTGAATGGTTTGATTGATAATCGCTTTTCTGGTGCGAAGCATTTCTGGTCCACTGTTGCTGTTGATCGGCCTCGTAACTTGAAGAAGTTTGAGGAAAACCTTGAACTTTATCGTCCAGAAGGTGATTTTAGTGAAGAAGAAAAGATTGTATTCTTGACTGAATTGACCGGATTCTTCCCATTGAATCGTGTAATGTCTCTTGACACGATGAACAAGTTGGAGGATAATGGTATCAAGCCAATCGGCGAATACGATCCAGAGTTACAGTTCGTTTGGTTCATTCCTCGTAAGAAGGAAGTAAAGAAAACAAAGAACGGCAAGGAATATTGGGTTGTTGATGTTGTTGATTCATCCAGCAAAGTAACAAAGATTCGTTGCTGGGGTATTCAAGAACACGATGTAATCCACATTAACAAGCCATACATGGCTCGCATTGACTTTAATGAACAGTTTGGTTTCTCAACACGTTCGATTCGCAAGTCTTTTAGACTTTTAGGGTGAAAAATGATTGCTGATATTATTTTGGGTTTGAGTTATGGTGATGAAGGTAAAGGAAAAGTTACCAATTCACTATTGAAAAATGGCGGATACACGCACTGTATTAGGTTTGGTGGAGGGCATAATGCCGGTCACACAATCTACAAGGACGGTAAAAAGCTTGTAACACACGCTATTCCAACAGGTGTTGTTCAGGGCGTAAAATCTATTATTGGTCCGGGTTGTGTTGTAAACACTGGTCTTCTAGAAGAAGAAATTAAAGAACTAGAAGCTGCTGGTATTAATGCGAGAGAGTTGTTGTTTGTTGATCATCGTGTCAATTTGATCACAGGCGAGCATTTACATGAAGATTCGCAAGACACAAAGATTGGAACAACAAAGCGTGGTAATGGTCCAGCATATCGCGATAAGTATGCCAGAAAAGGCTTACGTTTCGACAAGGGCTTTAAGGGTATTAAATCAATCGATATTTATGAAGAATTGTTCAATACACATCCAGACGCAAAAGTCTTGCTTGAAGGTGCGCAAGGATTTAATTTAGATATTGATTGGGGTGATTATCCTTATGTTACTTCATCTCACTGTAATGTTGGGGGTGCCATTCTAAATGGTATTCCACCACAGAGTGTGCGCAAAGTAATTGGTGTAGCAAAAGCGTATGATACATATGTTGGTGCCAAACAGTTTGAACCAGATTTACAAGTATTAAGGGATATTCGTAAAATTGGACAAGAATTTGGTGCTACAACTGGTCGCCCTCGACAGGTTAATTTCTTAAACCTTACAAGTTTAATCAAATCAATTCGTATTAATGGTGTATCAACGTTGATTATTAACAAAACAGATATTCTACAAGAAGTCAACTGCTGGAACATTATTATCGATGGCAAAGTAGTTGATCTAGGAAACGAAGAAACATTTAGGAAAGTTGTAGCAGATACAATTATCCAGAACTGTGAATCGGTTGGACAGATTAAGTTTTCCTTTACACCAAACGATATTTGAGATACAAAGAAAGAAGAGGTTGTTATGGGTCTTATTATTGAATTTGCTAAAACACGTCCAGATGTAATTGCTCCATCACGCGCTAATCCAAGTGATGCTGGATTAGATTTATTCTTCAATCCACCAAATGGTGAAGAAGTTGTTATTGATCCGGGTCGTTGTGCGTTATTACAAACAGGGTGTCGTTTTGGTATTCCTCACGGCTATATGTTGGAGGTCAAAAACCGTTCTGGTGTAGCCGCAAAACGTTCATTACTTGTCGGTGCTTGTGTTGTAGATAGTGGATATGATGGTGAAGTATTTGTGAATCTACATAATGTTGGTGTTGGTCCACAAACCTTAAAGAAGGGCGATAAAATCGCACAGGCTGTATTGATTCCAGTTGTTCATTTCAAGGCATTTGAGCAAACCGGAGATAAACCAGACCTATATGATTATTATCCAATCACCATTTCAAATCGTGGAACAGGTGCTTTGGGTAGCACAGATAAGAAATGATAAAATTTATTAAAGAGATTCCTCTTTACATTTTAACCGCCATTTATATGGCGGTTTCTTTGTTTGATCAGTTTAGGTTTTTTATTTATAAAAAGCTATATAAGTGGGGTGATTGATTATGAATTATTTATTTGATGTTGATGGAACACTAACTCCAAATCGTTTACCAATGGTAAAAGAATTTGAAGAGCAGTTCCTTAAATTCTGCCTAACACACAAAGTCTATCTTGTGTCAGGATCAGATTACAAGAAGCTACAAGAACAATTATCGCAAAGAATATTAATGGCTTGCCAAGCTGTGTTTTCTTGTTCTGGTAATGAAACTTATATTGGTGGAGAACTGATAGCAAATAATGTTTGGAATCCACCACAAAATTTATTAAATTCTTTACAGGCTCTTGTAGAAAGTTCAAAAGCACCAGTAAAAGCCGGTCAACATATTGAAATAAGAAATGGTATGGTTAATTTTTCTACTGTTGGCAGAAACTGTTCACAAGAACAACGCTTAAATTATGTTGAATGGGAAAAGTCCTCGGAAGAAAGAAGAAAATTGATTGATACCGTTCTTGCTCCTGTTTTCAAAGATTTACAATTTGATACAGGTGGTCAAATATCAATTGACATTTATCCAAAAGGAACCGGTAAGGAACAAGTCCTAAAAGAACTAAAAGGACCAGTTCACTTTTTTGGTGATAGAATTTGTGAAGGCGGCAATGATAGAAATATCGCTATTGCTTCCTTGAATATTCCAGGTTCTAGTGTATCACATGTAGAAAGCTGGGAACAAACAAGAGATATATTAAAAAATATAACTATATAAGCTTATGGGATTGTTTTTTTATAGAAAATCACCAATTATATCTTTTAAAGAATCATTTGAATATCCAAATTGGATTGGTACTTATGATACTGGTAGTATCATCTATCCAAGTTTTACAGGTTCTGCCATAAGGACTGAAAGTTATGAATATCCAAGTTGGATTGGAACATATGATACTGGTTCTATAATTTATCCTAGTTTTACAGGTTCAGTTATATTTACTGAAACATACGATTCTGGTTCATGGCCATAATTGATAAAGGAATTTAATATATGTCTCAAAGTGATTGGAATTTTATTTTAGCTGATGCAAATACTTTTATTGGTGGAACTTCCGGTAGCGCAAAACTACATACTGATTTTTCAAATCCATTAACTAGCTCTGGTGATTGGTGTAGATATTTTCAACCAGATAATGGTGTTCAAGTCAATCGTCAGGTTGCAATGATTCCCATTGGTAATTCTGAATTAACAAATTCATCTGGATATGAATATGGATACGCTTATTCAATGAGAGTATGGTTCAGAGCAAATTCTTGGAGTGGACAGGGAGTTCTTTTAACTTTTAAAAATGCTAGCGATCTCGTCATTACATACCCCCCAGATCCTTTTCAAAATATGAGGAACTCTCTTGGCTATGGTTTGTATTGTAGTAGTAATGGATATTTAACTTTGTTCTGTAATTCAATTAATACTGTTGCAAATAACGATAGTCTTGATCCTGCTAATAATGCATATGGATATAGTAAAGATATTAGTGTATCAACAACAAATAATATCTGGAAAGGCATGAGAATGGATATTTCTCCAATATCCGGAGCATATGATAAAATAACAGTATATACAGCAGAAAGAACAACTCCAAACACTTGGACAGAACAATATACAGTTAACATTCCACGAACAAAAACCGGTGCATATATTCCTTGGGCAAATAATCCAAATGGTGATGGTTCAGCTGCAAATGGAAGAGGATATATGGGAATCAGAGTATGGGCGAAATATGATACCAATCCAGTAGCAATTGATCAATTTGAAGTATATAAAGAAAGAGTAGCATAAATTTAATACTTAAAATATAACTTCTTTATGATATCCTGTATTTATTATACAGGATACATTTTATGGACAAAGAAGATTTAAATGTTATGTTCTCGCACAAAACAGATTCGTGGTCAACACCCGAATGGCTGTTTAAAAAGTTAAATAAGATCTACAACTTTACACTTGATCCAGCTGCTGATCATGTTAATCGTAAGTGTGTAAAGTATTTTACACTTGATGATGATGGTCTAAAACAAGATTGGGCTGGTGAAACTGTTTTTATTAATCCACCATATAGCAAAATATATGATTGGGTAAAAAAGGCAGCAGAACAGGTTTTGTTAAATGATATAACCGTTGTCATGATTTTGCCCGTACGCGCGGATACACGATGGTTCCACGAATACTGTTTAAATGGCTCTATTGTGAATGAGATCACTTTTATTAAAGGACGATTAAAGTTTGGCGAAGGCAAAAATAGTGCTCCGTTTCCCTCGATGGTAGTTGTTTTTAATAAAGGAACGTCAAGCCGACCACTAATTAACACTATGTCAAACAAAGCTGATTGACAGGCGGCACGATCCGTGCTAAACTGCTTAATCATTGGAGGTTCTTGTGGAAAACGAAATTCTTAAATATCAAATTATTAAAGCTCGTCGTGAGGCAGAGCAGCAGATTGTAGCAGAAAATATGATGGGTATTGATATTTTAGAACTTGACCCACAGATGCCTTGTAAATTGCTTACGGAACTAACAGAAGATATGCTCGGGTTTGGAGGTTATGGCAAACTCTAAGCATATTTAGTATGTAATGGATCATAAGATAGGCGATTTAGTAATTGATTTTGAAATAAAGTCTGCCCGTGACGGTGATGTATTCAACACCGATCCAAGAGATATAATTGTATATTATACTTTTGGTATAATAGTATCCGCAGAGCCTATCGATCCAGCAGACCATTACTATAAATCCTATCCAGATAATTTTAGCGATGGAATATCATACAGCATTTTATGGGCTGATTATGATAATCCCGTCCACAAATACTCAACCGATCATATAAGATTCTTTAAAAAAGAGTTAGCGAAAGTAGAAAAGGAAATAGATGAAAAAAATCGAACCAAATAAGCAAACACACAAGCAGCAGAAAAAAGATTTAAGTCAAAAATTAAATATGTTTGATCGTTTGCCAGAAAATTGCTTGACGTGTGCCTCTCCATTTGATAGAAAGAACAAGGAGCAAGTTCAAAGCTGGTTTGTTGTCGTAAAGAATGCCGAACAAAAAGTTCATCTTTACTGTCCAGAATGTTGGAATAACGCGCAACAAATTGCAAAGGACTTTTTCGAAAAGAAAGCAGGAGAAAATGTTTCAGAAATCTCTAACGTTTGATGATTTTTTATTGGTGCCGTCTTTCAGTGATATTGAATCTCGTAGTGAAGTAGATATTAGTTCACAGTTGGACACCAAACTAAAACTTGATACACCAATTATTACTTCACCAATGGACACTGTTACAGAGCATGAAATGGCTGTATCGGTAGCAAACAAAGGTGGATTAGGTATCGTTCACCGTTACAATTCAATTGAACAGCAAACATCGATTATTAAAAAATGTGAAGGCTATGCTGTTGGTGCTGCTGTTGGCGTAAAAGATGATTTCGTCGAGCGAACACAAGAACTTGTAAAAGCTGGTGTAAAAGTAATTTGTGTTGACGTTGCTCACGGTGATCATATTTCAGTTAAGAAAGCACTTGAAACACTAGAAAAGCTACCAGAACGTGGTAAGTTTCATTTAATGGCTGGCAATGTTGCTACTGGTGCTGGTTATAAGCATTTAGCTCAATGGGGTGCCGATTCTGTTCGTGTAGGTGTAGGTGGAGGTGCGATATGTAGTACACGAATTAATACCGGCCACGGACTACCAAATATGTCTGCCTTGTTTGATTGTGTTAACGCTCGTAAATCGCCTGATTGTAGCTCAAATAAGCCATCTATTATTATTGACGGCGGAATCAAATATGCTGGCGATATTGTAAAAGCCCTCGCAGCTGGCGCAGATGCCATTATGGCTGGTTCCCTATTCGCAGGAACAGATGAATCACCAGGAAATCTTATTCAAAATTCAAACGGTTCACTTGTAAAAGAATATCGTGGTATGGCTTCACGAGAAGCACAAATGAACTGGCGTGGTAAATCCTCTTCACCAGAAGGTATCGCCACATTCGTTAATTACAAGGGTTCAGTTAATGATATTCTTGACGACTTGATTGGTAATATCAAGAGTGGACTATCCTATTCTGGTTCTCGTTCGCTACGAGAATTAAGGGAAAAGGCTCAATTCGTTCTACAAAGTTCTGCTGGAATGAATGAAAGCTTCACACACATCCTTCACAGAAATGCCAAGTGAAAAAGAAGATCCATCAATAATTCAGCAGGAAATTAAAAATCTACGACAAGTTTATTTAAGGTTTCCTGAAAAGCTGTATGCCGATTTCCTCATTAAGATTCGGCACGAAAACATATCATTTCGCAGATTCTTTCAAATTTTAATCGATGCTTTTTTGAAAGATGATCCACGAATTAACGAAATTCTTGATGAAGCTGTAAGAGAAGAAAGATTTAAGTATCGCACCGAGATTATCAAAAAGGAACGTGAGAAAATGCGTAAAACAATTCGCCAATTCAAACTTAATCCCGATGAAATCGAAGACATTTATGATTTATTTGAGGATGACAAATGAAAGAATGTTCAGAAGCTTGTGTAAAAGGTGAAGTTCAGTGTCCATTTAAAGAATGTAAACACTGGATTGAACATGGTGAAGATCTAAACTGTGACTTGATAGCCATTAAAAAGAATGGACCTATGACGCTACGACAAGTGGCAGATCGACTAGGAGTTTCATTCGTCCGTATCAAACAAATTGAAGATAATGCTGTAAAAAAGATCAAAAAAGGCATGAAACAACTAGAAGACTAGATACTAATTATAGTATTTAAGAGGGTTCTTTTATGCCAACAACAGATATGACAGCAATGGGTTTAGTGGTCGCATTACTACTAATCGTAACCAGAGAAGTTATGGTTTGGTTGGGCAATAAGAACCTTCAATCAAGTGACGTTAAAATCAAGTTAATGAGTGAACAAATACAATCACTCGTTGATGACGGCAAAGAACAAAAAGTTCGTTTTGATAATCTAAGTAAAGAAGTTCATACATTATATGAATGGCACGATAAAGACGATCAAGACGGCGTAAAAGTTTGGTATATTCGTCAGAGCCTTGAAAATGTGTTAAGAGATAACGCAAAAGCTGTAGCAGCAATCGCAAAAAATAGCGAATTACAAACACGTTTATTGGAAGAAATGCTTGAAAGTCAGCGCATTGTTATTCGTGAACAATCGCAAGTTATGCGCGAAATTAGAGAAATTCAGCGTTCAATTGACCTAAAAGACAAATAAGTGTGGATTTTCGCTTAACACGCACTATTTATTTATGATTTACTATTAGAAATAGGAGTTTAGTAATGTCAAAGAAACTATTAGAAGAACAGGCAGTTCGCAAATTCATGAAAATTGCCGGATTACAGCCACTAACCAACACATTCTTGAAAGAGAGTGAAACAGTTGAAGAAGCTTACGGCAAGAAGATGGAAGATGAAGCCGTTGAAAAAGACGGTGAAAAACTCGAAGAAGTAGCTTCACTTGAAGAAGGTGGCGGTCAAATGCCAGTTGATTCAGAATCACGTCGCGAAGACGACAGAGATATGGCCAGAGGCCGTGATCTTGGTGAAGCCAAGAAAATGGAAGAAGAAGGAAAAGAAAAAGTAGAAGAAGGCAAAGCTCTTTCAGCAGCTAAGCCAGCAAAAATGAAAGGCGCACCAGCTTCACAAAAAATGAAGCCAGCCAAGAAAGCCGGTGGTCTTGTTAAAGAAGAAGAAATGCCAGAAGAAGATATGGCAGATGTTGAAGCACCAGAAGCACCAGCTGCCGGTGGTCTTGACGTTGAAGGTCTTGTAAAAGAACTAATTCGCGTCATTACAGAAAAAGTTCCAGGTGCCGCTGATGTTGTTTCAGTAGAAGAAGAAGGCGACGAAACAGAAATCGAGATGGGAGGTGATGAAAGTGCTCCCGGCCATGAAGCCGCCGAAGGTGAAATGCCAGCCGGTGAAGAAGAGGAAGAAGAGGAAGAAGAAGAAGGAATGGCCCCACACCCAACACTTGATGAAGCTGCTCTTGAAAAAGTCGTAGCTGAAACAGTCAAGCGTGTCAAGGCTCGCCTAATGGAATCAAAAAAGCCAAAAGCTGCTGTCACAAAAGAAGCTTTAGCTAAAAAAGTTGCTGCCAAAGTAGCAGAACGTTTAAAGAAAGCCTGATTCCCTTAAACAAGGTACTAAACTCCTAACCAGAAGCCCCTTACGGGGCTTTTTGGTTTTTCTAGGAAAACACTTGACGGCTCCGTCGACGTGTGCTATCATACTGCTTGGAGGTTTTATGGTCGAAGGCTGTATTTGGAAAACAAACCCTACAACTTATAATCTACAAATTATTTTTAAAAATAACACAGAATTTAAATCACTTGACTCTTACTTTAAGGATTGGCGCCTGACGGGAACAGGCACAAACAAGAATGGTCATATTTTGAATATTTTCTGTAAAGAGTTTCAAGACCCGAAAAATTGGGTAAGCTTCGCAAAATCACTTCCATTTGAAGTTTTTGAATGTGATCGTGATGGAAACAAGAAAAGGGTTAAGACTGCTGTCACTGTAAAGCGAACCCGTAAAACTTCAAAAACAGTAGTAAAATCAGCTAAACAAAGTGGTCGATGCTGTGGTAAATGTGGTATGTCAGGTCACAATAGTAGAACCTGTAAGGTACAGAAATGAGCACAGTAGTTATTACATCCATGTATGCGAACCCAATTCATCCCGGCCATATTGAATGTTTAGAAATGGCTAGGAAATTGGGTGATAGATTGGTTGTTATTGTTAATAATGATCAACAGCAAATGTTAAAGATTGGTAAGATCTTTCAAGATGAAGATTTTAGAATGAAAGTGATGCGTTCACTAAAGCCAGTAGATGAAGTCATGCTATCTATTGACAAGGATGGAAGTGTTTGTGAATCAATTGAAACTGTTGTTCTTAATGAGAGAATGGTTTTAGGTGAGGACACAAAGTTTATCTTCGCAAAAGGTGGAGATAGATTTGTTGGTAATATTCCAGAAGTTGAAGTATGTAAAAAACTGGGTGTCAAAATTGTAGATGGTTTAGGCGCTAAAACTCATAACAGTACCGAATTTCGTAACAAGAAGGGATGATTAATATGTTGATGCGTAAAAAAAGTAAAAGCCTAGAAGATGATTTGGAACTTGAAGAAACCGAAGAAGGTGGAGAGGATTCTGTATTCGTTCAGGAATTGAATCTTATTTCACTGTATGGAAACGTAAATGAAAAGCGTGGCCGTGAAATCGTCCTTTCACTATTTCATTTTCGAGATCAAGTAGTAAAACTTCCAGAACATCTTACTGCCAAACTAAAAGGCAAGAACGATGAACTGCTAAAAGAACTTCTTGTAAAAGTAAACGAACCACTTGATTTCCTTATTTCAACTCACGGTGGTTCAGCAAGTGACATGTTCTCAATTTACGATACGATGTGTATGGTAAAGAAAGACATTAAGATTCGCACACTTGGTATGGGCAAAGTAATGAGTGCCGGTGTCTTATTGATGGCTGCTGGAACAAAGGGTTTGCGTGAAATTGGACAGAATTGCCGTGTTATGATTCACCCTGTTCAAGCTGGTGCTATGGGCGGTATTCACGATATTGAAAATGAATTCGCTGAAATCAACCAAACACAAGAAATGTATATTGATGCCCTCGCTCGTGAAACAAAAATGAAGAGCGCACGAATTAAGAAGCTAATTGACGAAAAGCGTAATATTTATATTAGCGCAGAAGAAGCGATCAGCTATGGTATTGCTGATAAAATCGCTGAATGAGGTCTAAATAATGAAACTTACGCTGGAAGAAATATGGAAGATGGCAGATCTTTTGGAAGAAACCAAAAAGATCGTTAGTGAAACTGAAATAGTTCAGGAAAAAGAAGTCTCGACACAAGAGAGAGTTCTTAAATTGCCTAAACTTCAGATTTCTGAAAATTGGGGTAAGTTGAATACAGTCGAAAGAGAAGAATTAGAAAGAATTGTAGATTCCGCCACAAGAGGCGGTGAAACTCCATTTGAAAGATTGACAATGATCAAAAATCAAATGGAACAAATAGCTGCCGGAGCAGATGTTAAAAATCCAAGAAGAATTATTTCACAAATTGTGCTTCTTGAAACTTTGAATCGTTTATTTAAATCTTTCCAGCCTTCTCCAGCGGGTTTCATTAATGAAGCGTTTTTGAGTGTTGTTTATGGTAGTGTTCAAAAAGGCGCATTAGAGGCAAATGCGCAAGGCGACATTGGCGATATCACAGATGCTGGAATTCCAGTTTCTCTCAAAACCTTGACTGCTGACAAAGCAGAAGTTAAAGGAAGTGTCGCTAATCTTGTTAATTCAATTAATACTGAAGCAGGAAAAGTATATTTTGATGTTTATCTAAAAAACTCTTCTGGCAAGGATGCTCCTGTTGGTGAATTGACAGTGGTCAGATTTGTTGTTGATGGTTCGAATATAAATCAGTTTTTACAGATTCCATCAAATACGATTAAAACAGATGCTACCACCGGCAAACTGGTGTTGCCAAGCAAGGCTCTTGAAGAAGGTTATTTTTCACTAAAAGAGCAGCCAGAAGATGAGCCAGTAGATATTGTCGCAGCAGACGATTTACCACCAGAATTAAATAAGGAATTTATTAGTCTTGTTACTGATAAAAAAGGCAAACCAAAAACCTTGATTCCAAAACAACAGGGCGAATTAGCATTTCAAATTCTTCAAAAAAATAAATTTAAAATGCCAAAAGCCGGTAAATTTACACAGTTTGTTAACAATCTAGATTCAGGTGGTCTTGCTTCTTTGGTTTCTAATTTAGAGAAAGTGCCAGACAATACGGAAGTTGATAAGTTACTACAAAAATTGGCAGGAGATCAGATTAGTAAAACCGAACCGTCAGCAAAAGGTTTGAGAGCTGAATTCATTATACCATATGGTCATTGGTCAAAATTCGCAAGACAGTATGGTCAAAAGCAGATAGTGTTACAGTTCTCTGATGAAAAGATAAAAACAATTATCGATAATGCTGTTAAGTCGTTGGACGCTAGCGTTACAGAGATTTTCAATAACCTTGCTGATTTCAGTTCTTCGCTACAAAATTACTTAACCTCGACTCAAGTCGGTCGTGGTAGAGAAGGTGAAAAAGCGGTTGAATTGGCGAAGAAGCTGACGCCTTCAACGGAAAAAGTGGTAAAAGATACGGCAGTTGATGATTGAAGAAAGAGGCTGAAAAGCCTCTTTACTTCTTCTATAATGTGGGTATAATAGAGCGACAGATTGGAGTCAGTAATGTCGAAAGTATTTGATAATGGTTCATCACTAAATAAAAAGATTTTAGATGGTGTTACAAAACTAGCTAATAATGTAAAAACAACTATGGGTCCACGTGGTAAGAATGTTATTCTACACCAAAAGGGCAGGAACCCAATTATAACTAAGGACGGCGTCACAGTCGCAGAGGCAATTGAATTAAGTGATCCATTTGAGAATGTTGGAGCACAAATTATTAAACAAGTTGCTCGTCAATCTGCTGCTTCTGCTGGCGATGGAACAACAACAGCAACCGTATTGGCGCACTCTATTCTTGTTCAAGCACAGCCATTCCTAGCTGCTGGTATTTCACCAATTGATCTAAAGCGTGGTATTGATAAGGCAGTTGAATTTATTGTTAATGAATTACCACGTTGGTCAAGGCCTGTTTCAGACGAACAGGACTTGGAACGTATTGCCACCATTTCAGCTAATGGCGATAAGAGTATTGGCAAGCTAATTGCCAAAGCAGTTGATCTTGTTGGTAAAGATGGTTCTATTCTTATTCAAGAAGCAAAGTCGATGCAGACAAGTTTAGATATTGTTGAAGGCTTCCGTTTTGATTCTGGCTTTGCTTCGTCACAATTCGTTACAAACGAGCGTAAAGGAATTATGAGTTATAATGATCCATATTTCCTTATCACAGATGAACGTATTGAAGCCGTTGAACAGTTACTTCCTGTTTTGGAAGTTGTAGCAAGAGAAAGCAAGCCACTTGTTATTATTGCTGAAGAAATTGAAGGCCAAGCACTCGCGGCGCTTATTATGAATACATTACGTGGAACAATGGCTGTTTCAGCGATTAAAGCACCGCGTTATGGTGAAGAGCGTAGAAATATTCTTGGTGATCTTGCTGTATCACTTGGTGCTACTTTCTTCACAAGACTAAATGGCGGTGACATTCGTAATGCCAAACTAAAAGATTTAGGTAAAGCTAAATCAATTGAGTGCTCAAAGGTTCAAACAATCATTATGGGTGGCAAAGGAGATCCAAATAAGATTCAGGAACGAATCGAATCTCTTAAAGAAGAAGTTTCTCAATCAAGCGATCTTGATTCTTCTAAAACAACAATGGAACGTATTACACGTTTGGCGAGTGGTATTGCCGTAATTAATGTTGGTGCCGCAACAGAGATTGAAATGATCGAGAAGAAGCACCGTATTGAAGATGCCCTAGAAGCGGTTAAATCGGCCCTAGACGAAGGAATCATCCCCGGCTCAGGCATCACACTAGCCAAAGTAGCAACACAGAACAGGCTCCATATTAACGTGGATTTTCAGGCAGAGAGATATGGTGTTGATATTGTTGTTAAAGCTTGCCAGCAGCCACTTAAAACAATCGTTGAAAACGGTGGTGGAAAACCAGACGTTGTTTTGTCACAAGCACTTGACTTCGATGAAGATGTGTGCTATGATGCTGTTAATGAGAAATTCATTAATGCCTATGAAGCGGGTATTATTGATCCTGTGAAAGTAACGCGATGTGCTTTACAGAATGCTGCTTCAGCAGCAGGAACTTTAATTACAACAGATCACGCTGTTGTAGAACTGTGAAAGGTGATATATGCAGGTTAAAGTAAGTTATACTTCAGATCTAGAAGATGTGCCATATGAAGTAGCCAGTATTTCTAATGGTTTGGCAAAAGAAATTGAAAAATTCCAAAAGCTTATGCAAGAAGCCTCAAACGACCTCCACGATAAGGAAGTGGTTTTGGCAAAGCTTAAGCTGAAAACTGGAATGGAAAAGTTACAGAAAATGTTTGCTAGGCTTACTGATTGTCAGGTAATCCTAGAAGGCTATGAAAAAGTCAAGAACCCACAAAATCAACAACAAAATCAAGAAACAAATTCAGATCAATGAAATGTAATATTGGTGATCTTGTCTGGATTCCAGAGAGTTCCAGATTACTCTGGGCTCAAAAGGATGACGGGGTCATTAGGAAGGTCAAAATTACAGAAGACCCAAAAGTTGCTTTGGTTGTTTCTGAATTCAATGAACACAGTTATTGTATCTTGATTGATGGTGATTATTGGCTAATTGACAACGCAGAAATTTACGAGGTTCCAAATGTTTCTTACACTTGAAGTAGTTAATAAAGTTAGTATGGTTGTGAAAGATTCGCACAATCGTTCAGTTGCTGGTTACAAAGCAGTAGTTGATAAAGAGATATTAAATTTACATAATCTCAGTTTCGTTCGCGAGATGCCTTTGGAAGAAAAGTTTCCAAAACATGAGATGTTCGGTCCAAGTGATGTTACCGATATTGATGGAAAAAACCTATGTTTGCTAACATTTAATTTTGGTAACGTTTCATCGGAAAAGGTTGTTGTATCATCGTTTACGGATCTAATGCAGTTGCTTGGTAGTAGGGTCTTAACAAAATGAATCCAAAAATGTATAAACTTATTGTCACAGTTGACTGTCCTTTTTGTAAGAAGGCAGTTAATCTCTTGACACAAAAGAAAATTCCTTTTATTGTGGTTGCAGCCGATAAAAGTGATAACTTCCTTCAAGAGCAAAAGGCTCACTATAATTGGCCAACTGTCCCAATTGTAGTGGCTATTGATGACAACAATAATGAAACTGTTGTTGGTGGTTTTACCGAATTGAATGAACGTTTGAATCGTAACTCAGGAAGGATTCTACTAAATGACTGACACCCAGAAACCAAAAATTGAATGTGATTTTCGACAAATTCCAGCTTCAAATAGTGAAGAAACAAGGGCTGGTCGATATTCTCAATCGATGCATTGGGAAGTTGAGAACTTTGGTTCATCAAGGTGGGTTGTATTGGGCTATATTGATATTAATTGGGTCAATATGGTTCGTGATGAGTTTTTGAGTGAGAAAGATATTATTCATCGTGTTCTCAATCACTTAAATACAGCACCAGAAAAGAAGAAGTATCAAAAGAAAGAGCCAGAACCAAAATACGGTAAACTGGAGCCATACAAGGCTGATTTCAAGATTAAAGATGATAAACAATTTATCATCGTTCAGTTCCTAACAAATAAGCATGATAATCCTAATTTTTGGGGCGACGCACCAATTCAGTCTGGTGTGAAAGTTAAGAAAACAAAACGAGAAACAGAAGAAAAAGATCTTGACGCTCTTGCAGCGTGATTACAAATTACTTACGGGGTTTAGATCCCGAAAGGAGATTTAAATTATGTATTCTTACAATGTTAACAAGATGATTAATGATATTTTTGCGGTGCCACACATCCGTTGGTCAACGATGGAAATGAATCCGGATCAGCTTACAACGGAAAAAGATGGAGCCACAAAGATTACTGTTTATGTTCCTGGATTTGCCAAAGAAGATTTTAATTTGCTGGTAAACGATAGCACGTTAAAATTAGGCACAAAGGACGAAAACAAGAAGTTTCAACGTTCTTGGAAACTAACAGATTCTGCCGATACAAAAAATATTTCAGCAGAATGTAAAAATGGTATCTTGACAATTAACATACCGGTAAAAGCAAAAGTGGACAAATCACGGACTGTTGAAATTAAATAAATAAAGCAGCCAGAAATGGCTGCTTTTTACTTTTTGTGGAGATATTTACTAAATGATGTATAAACTTTTTGAAAGCTTCCGACAAAATTTACAGGAAAGACCTGGCGATAAGATTATTCAAACAGAGGCTGTTGTTGTTACTTCCAAGAAGCACGACATGACAGTTACTGATTATCTATCACGAATCCGCGCAATAGACGGTGTAACGATCGTTAAAGCTAACGAAACTCTTGAAAAGACTCTACACAACACAACTCGCATGTCTATTAAGATTGACGGTGAATACTTGCCAGAAAATTCAGTAGATGCGATTAAAGAAATGGTTAGAGCCCAAGCACTAAGAATTCCTGGTGTCATGCGTTTCACTTACATCAAAAGCTCTCAAACAACAAATGAATAACGGAATCCTCTACATTAAGGGCACTTGTGCTGTTTGTAGAGGAAAGGCTCTGGGTTGTTATGCTTGTGATAGCGACGGCTTAACATACATAGAAGCAGCAGATACAGTTATAATTGAGTGGCTAAACAAACTTCCAGAGGATAGAAAACAGAATATATGTAATTCGGTGCTTTATGACCAAAAATAGGCTTTTACTATTAGTTTTATTATTATTTTCGGTTTCTTGCGATAACTGCGAACAGGAACCATTAGTAGAACTTTTAGGTCAGCCATGTATGATAAACGAATCAGATCCTTACGATTATCTTAAACTTGGTCAAGAAGATGTAGAACAGGTTAACGTAGGTATATGCCACGTTGGTTATACAAAAAAAGACGAAGAAAACAAAATATACTGTGATGGAGAAGTAAGATCAGACTACGAAGTATGTAATGGTCTAGACGACGATTGCGATGGTGTTGTAGATAATCCTTGGCAAGTTAACAGAAGTTCTTGGGATTCAAGAAATGAGTGCGTTCAAAATGCTTTGGGCGTATGTAGATCCTCGCGAGAACTTTGTATTGATGGACAATATATTTGTGTTCCACCAGACAATTATGGTAAAGAAGTATGTGATGGCAGAGATAATGATTGTGACGGCGAAATAGACGAAGATACAGATGATGATCCAATATTTGATCCAGCAGACCGCTATGTTTATACAGGTGATCCAGATACAATAAACGTTGGTGAATGTCGTGCCGGTTATCGTGAATGCGTGAATGGCCAAGTAAATATAAGAAATATGAGAACACCTGTTGTCGAAATTTGTGGTAACGGTGACGATGATGATTGTGATGGTGTTACGGACGAAGACGAAACAACAAACGATTCAGCAGACTATCTCCTTGTTGTAGATTATTCTGGTTCAATGTCTGGAACAATTGATGCCGTCGCTGATGCTTTATGTGAATGGTCATCGCAAGGTGTTTTACAGAATAGCAGATTCGCCATTATTGGAATTGGATATACACACAATGCCGGTGCCACAGAAATGGCTAAATTAACAGATTTCACTGATTCAAATACCGCCTGTCATGTTTTAAGAATCAATAATCAACCCATGTATTCTGGTGGATTAGAATATCAATTAGATGCCATATATAATGGCAATGATCAAACAGATTCCTTGTATGTTGATTGGCAAAATACAAATAGAAAAGTGATTGTATTCTCTGATGAAGAAATACAACAGTTTATGTTCCAATCTATACAAGACGGATTAGGTATGGTATCACAACAATGCTATGAAAATGGATATTCGGTAAGTGCGTTTATTAGTTTTGATGTGCCCAATCAATCACAGTGGGTTGATTTAACACAAGACTGCGGTGGATTTATTGATTATTTAACATCAGATCCTCAAAGAATGATAGACTCACTAAATTACTGGGTAGGAACAGAATGCTGAAAGGAATACAACATGCAGAAAGATTTAGCGTCAGTGGTAGCACAACAATTAGGTAATTCAGAGGCCGCTTCACAATTGATCGAAGTGATCAAGAATCAGGCTAATGAAATACAAAAAAGAGGTAACAGAATCGTGGATCTAGAAGATAAAAACGAAATGCTTCAAAAAAATGTTTCTATTATAGCTTCCTCAAACAAACAGCTTGAAGTTATGATTGAAACTCTTCGATCAGAGCGTGTCAAGCTTTTACAGGAGATTGAAGAGCTAAAAAAGTGCTCTCCCTCTTATCAAGAGAAAGTTGTTTCAAAAAAGAAAAAACTAATTAAAGAAGCAGCTGTCGAAGGACAATGAGGTATGTAGTGTGAGTCTGGTTCTTATCCTTGTTCTATCTGTTGGGTTCCCCGTTTTCGTTATTAATTACAGCGAAAGAAAAGATGGGCCAAGACAGAAGACAGGAAAGACTCTCGACAAACTTATACACATAGTTTACAGAAGAGATATGCCACGCGATGACGAATAAGGTGGCATATGTTAAGCACATTAGGACAGATAGTTTTTCTATGTATTCTGTTCTTTCCGTGTTTATATATATTTTGTGAAATGATTGCCGAATTCTTGAAAGATAATCCTGATGACAAAAAATAGATGGGCTGACAGAAAGTGTTCATATTGTTCTAAACAAGGACATACAACCACTACTTGCCAAACAAGAAAAAACCATTTAGATGAAGCAGAACAAATAAACGCAAAAGCAAGAGAAGAAGTTGTTTCCCTATTTAAGCAAATTGGTCTTTCTGTTGGTGCCCTAATTGAATTAAAACATCGTGATTTTAAAAGAGTCGAAAATATAAATGACCCAGAAGATGGTGCGATAACAGAACTGTTTACAGTATCCAGAATTCGTTGGATTTCAGTAAATAAATCTATGATTGACCAGCATATTAAAATTGGTATAAAAGATTATATTAGGGATCACGGTGCCATGAAAGAGAATTATGCTAATGTAATTCTTATTAACCCAAACTATCCAGATGGATATTCGATGACAGTGACCGCAGAAAAGATAAAGCGTCTGTTGGAAATGGAAAAGTCTTTTCCTACAAAAAATAATGTAATCGGTGATTTTTGTATACATGACGGTGGTGATTGGGAAGAGACAATTAAAACTATGCCAAAAGACTTTTTTAAAGGTAAGTTTTTCACACCATCATTAAAAACAATTAAATAAAAAAACAGTTCTGCTCGCCGTGAACGCACAAGCCCTTGACAGCAGATCAGATCCGTGCTAGAATGGTCCTGCGTCGCAGATCAGCGATACAGAAACGAGGACACGATGAACGAGTTTATTCAACCGCAAATCGAAAAGGCTACTCACGATATTGAAAGCCTTATTGAAAATCTGAATGTTCTTGAAAATACTGGGTGGCTCCCTTCCGAGGAAATGGACGAGATTGCCTATTATCTTCTTCGTATTGCCAATATTGTTGGAATGAGTATTGATATTGATCGTATCAATGATCAGCACCTGCAACGCGCAGCAGAATAAAACGCGCTAAAAACCGAATAGTTAATGGAGAGTGAAATGATTACAAAAGAATGTTCTAAATGTAAAATCGTTAAGGACATTCTTTTGTTTAATAAAAAGAAGAATAGTAATGACGGCTTTCAGCCCTATTGTAGAGAATGTAGCAGACTAAAGAATCGCACTTATTATAAAAACAATAAGTCGAAACAAATTAAACAGATCGGTGAACGACGAAAAGAGAGAAGAGTTAGAAATCGTCGTTTTGTATTTGATTATTTAATGATTAATCGCTGCATTGATTGTGGTGAAACAGATCCAAGAGTTTTAGAGTTTGATCATAGGTCCGATAAATTAGCAAATATTGCAGACCTTCTAGGAGAAGTCTGTTCTCTTGAAAAATTAAAAGAAGAGATTGCAAAGTGTGATGTAAGATGTGCTAATTGTCATAGACGAAAAACAGCAATTGAACAGGATTGGTATACTCATAAATACCTACAAAATTAAATACGAATGACGGGTTCGTGGTGAAATGGTTATCACAGCAGATTCTTAATCTGCACATTCTGAGTTCGAATCTCAGCGAACCCACCAGTTATGTGCTCGGCAGGTGCATAATGGGTTTTTGAGCAAACCTAATAAAAAATGCTCTAATGGTTTTTCTATTCACCAATACACCGATCACCATGTAAGGTTATTTCTTAAAAAGAATAGAAGAAATACATCTACTAGAAATAGATAGATGTTTGGATGTGGGGATCATTAAAGCCTTAACCGCAACACGGCACTTGTCCTGTCGATAGTGAGTAATTTCTGATGATCTTAGGTTCTATCTTAAATCTCACAAGGACGAATTTGGAACGATAACTCAAGTGGCAGAGTATTTCGCTTTTAACGAAAAAGTTGTGGGATCGTGGCCCACTCGTTCCACCAAATAGTATAGCACTATTTCTTAATCCGTGCTATTTAGATTAAGAAGGGGTGCTATATGACAAATAAAGACAGAGAAATATATAAAGCATATATGAAAGAATATATGCGTTCAAGATACAATAAAAGAAGAGAAAAAGCTATATGTAAACTTGGAGGAAAATGTGTAAAATGTGGATCAACAACAAATCTTCAGTTTGACCACATAAATCCAGAAGAAAAAAGTTTTACTATTGCCAAAAAATCTTCTATTAATGAACAGGATTTCTGGAAAGAAATCGAAAAATGTCAACTATTATGTGAAAGCTGTCACAACCTAAAAACCATAGAAGATATGGGTATGAAGCCGGCAAAGGGTTTTCACGGAACCTTATCCAGTTATAGATATTGTAGGTGTGATTTATGTAAAAAAGCTAAAGCAGATTACATGAAAACATATTTACGAAAAGACCGTAAGAAATAAACAGTTTGTATGTTCTGTAAAAACATTCCTTTAAAGGAATCAACATGTCGTATATTATTATTACAAGTTCCACTTCCGATGATTACAAGCGTCCAGTCAATACAACACATCGTATTATGGCTGAAACTTTGGAAGATGCTAAAGCTCTTGCTGTTAGTGAATATCTAAATAATTTTGAAGGATATGAAAATCGCATCGCAGAATCTGAAGAAGCCCCACAGTTTTTTAAGGCACTAAATAAGGCTTTTGGATACTTTCCCGGTGCTCAAGATGATGAAGATGAGGAACTAGCAGAACAGGCTTTTGAGAAACAATGCGAAGAAGGTGTGCGTGAACTGCCTGAACTTGTAGAGCTTATGTTCAAATTTTTTCAAGACAATGAACGAAAACTTTTTCAGGGAGAATATGTCCCAAATTTCTTTTCATTGACTGTGGAAAAAAATGAGCCTGTCTATAAGAAACCCGATGTTAATGATACACTCAAAGATTTCTTTTACAGATTTGAGCAAGTATATGAACCAACTGGTGGTTGAGACAAACACATACTAAAACTTAATCCATTTAAGTAAATCCTCCTACCGCGAGATTGGGCTTGACAGCACACCCGATCCGTGGTAGGATGTTTTTGCCACCAGAAAACGGAGAATATATGTCACTCACTATTGAACAAACTGATGATGCTATTCTTTCAACCTTTCACGGTATGGAAGAAGGCGTTGATTATGTCTTGAACGATTTTTGGTTTGCCGAAATGAACCGATTTCGTAAAGAGTTTGGTTATTCCATTGTCAAAGACAAAAGGGAACATCTCCTTTCCAGAAAGGGTGAAAAATTCCTTTTGAATGGTAAAGAGGCTTTTGATTTCAAGGATAAAACAAACCTCTCCCTCTCCCTCTACCTCGCCCTCTCCTTCGCCTTCGCCTTCTCCGGCGTCGCCCTCTCCTTCTCCTTCCCCGGCGTCGCCCTCGCCCTACAATATAACGGTATTGAAAAGTTGAATAAGGATACCTGTGAAGGCAAAGTAGTTGAGATTGATGGCAAAAAGTATAAGCTGACTGCTGTTTGAATATATAAACAAGCGGAGAACATAATAGGATACCGTAGTGAAGTTGTGCTTGCTATGAACGAAACCGCTTTCAAGAAAATGCTTGAAGGTTGGACTGATAGTGTTGCTATTGAAGTTCTGTCTTGTTCTCACAAGTCTTAAAAAGGTTGCGTAATTAATATGACCGGCTTTTATGCTTTTGAAGATTTCAGAGAAGATGGAACCTCAGTAATTAAAGGCTATACAGAAAAAGAAGCTATTGAATACCAAAAAGGTGTAGCAGCAAAAGTAAAACCAGATTTTAAATACGACAGTGATCAACACGCTCTTGAAGATTTTATTGCTGTTAATTGGGCTTGGTGGGTTGATCTACTTCCATAAGGTATATTATGTATCTTGATACTAAAAAGGTTGGTGATCTTGTTTCAGCCAATGGCTTTCTTGGTATTATTGTAGAAATTGTTGATGAGCCAGGAGATCGTTTAATTGCTCGAATAGAATGGATTGGTGTTGAACATTATGTTCACGAATATGAATACTGTCACAACTTGAAGCTGGAAAGTGGATGAAATATCAGGTTGGTGATCTTCTTCTTATAAAAGATATTAGCCTTCACCCTCACCCTCGCCCTCGCCTTCCCCTTCGCCTTCCCCTTCTCCCTCGGCCTCGCCTTCGCCCTCACCTTCATAATACAATTGGTATTATCACCGAAGTTGAAAAACATACCGATCTTTTTGAAAAAAGTTCAACTGAAAACGACAACGGTTATGTCTGGTATTCGCAAGTTGATGGAAAAGAATACTATTTCTACCAAGATGAAATTGATGGTGAGGTGATTAAGTGAAATACAAGGTTGGTGATCTTATAGGTTATCAAATTTTTATGGCTGTTGTAGTAGATATACCAGATAAGGACATTCTTGAGGTTGAATGGATTAATGCTCCATCAAACTATGACGAATTTGTATTTACACATATGGTAGTGAAACTTTCGGACTAATTATGACCATATTGAACATTCGTAATCGTATTGCCCAAAATGCTTGGAATCGTAGCGGTTCTGGAAAGCATAAAGATAAGAAATGGCACAGCAAGAATCGTCGTCGTAATAAAGTAAAGCACGACGAAGAATAAACCCGAAGAAACCCCTTGACGCCAGCCCGATCCCGTGGTAGGATCGGGGTGTAGCCATTTCCGTTGTAGGTGATCTATGTCGATTCATGATGCTGTTTGCATTTCCTGCGGTGCTGATTACAATAAAGCAGAACGACGTGGCAAGCCCGGTCGTGCTGTTGTGTGTAATGAGTGTGGCGAGGAAGGTGAAACTACTGTAAAGTATACCGGTGTGATGGTGTATGATCACAAAACATCAGCACAAATCCAAGTAAATAGTAATCCAGCACTCACAGAATATCTTATCAACTCTACAAAGTTGAAGAATAAGGGTTCCAATATGACTAATAATATTGCGAACTGTACCAAGTATAAGAACCTAGCAAAAACAGAAGGTGCTTGCGTTCATACTGCTGATTCTTTCAACTACAAGAACAGGGATGGTATCTAATATGAAGTATGTTCTTAAACCAAAGCGTTGGTCGATCTTTAATTTTCTTTACAGTTATAAGTATGGAACCGGCGACCGTCTTGTTATTCTTGACGGTGAAAAGCAGGTTCTTGACTTTTTTAAGATCGCTCTTGAAGAAGACGTTGCCGAGAAAACTTCTTCTATGGACAATAATTCATATTATTCTGGTGGAACTATTGCGTTTGAAGCGGTAATGGAGATTGCTTCTTGTAGTGCTCCTTTCCGCAAGCTGTTGAAGCATAACTTTAAATGGTTTCGCGATATTCTTGAAACAAAGCTTATTGACAATAAGTATCGTGCTTATTGGATTGCTAATACCATGAAGTGTAATCCTCGTAATTATAAGATTTTTGCTATTACCGAAAAGGAAGTGCGAGGTTCAAAGTTTCAGGTGATTGAACGACTTACTTGGTATAAGTTTTA